GTAGGACCGGCGGCGTCGATTGTGGGGCCGCTGGTGACGTCAGGCGATGGGGTTGAACGGGGGCGGAAGTGGCGGACGCAGAATGGGTTGAGATCAGCGCGATCAAGCCGTGGGACCGGAACCCCCGCAAGAACGCGGCAGCCATCGACGAAGTCGCGGGCTCGATCAAGCGGTTCGGCTTCTCGTCGCCGATCATCGTCCGCCGGGCCGATGGCGTGATCATCGCAGGCCACACCCGCTATGCGGCCTCGCAGCGCCTGGGGTTGGACAAGGTCTTGGTGCGCTACATGGACCTCGACCCCGCGCAGGCGCGCGCCCTCGCGCTGGCTGACAACAAGCTCGGCGAGTTGGCCGACTGGGATGCGCCGCTGTTGGCTGAGGTGCTGCGGGAGTTGAACGACGAAGACGTCAGCCTTGAAGGGTTGGGCTTCGACGCTCAAGAGCTCGACGCCATCCTGCCAGACCTTGACGCGCTTGACGACGCCTTCGCTGACGCCCTCGGAGCCCTACCAGAAGGGGACCAGTCATCGGTTCGCAAGATGACGTTCATCCTTCATAGTGAGCAGTTGGAGACGGTGAAGCGTGCGCTAGAGCACGCTAAGTCGATCGGAGACTTTATTGACACCGGCAACGACAACAAGAATGGAAATGCACTTGCGCGCGTGTGCGAACTTCTGCTCACACACGAGGGGGCGTAATGGGGGACGCTAAGTCGATCGTCATCAAGCCAATCAGCGGGCACGAGGCAAGCGCACTCATTCGTCGCGTTCACTACAGTGGAAAAACGGTAAACAACAGCACCTTGCACCTCGGTGTCTTCTACGCAGGCGCACTGGAGGGCGCGATGCAGTTCGGGTCGCCGCTTGATCGGCGCAAAGTGCTGCCGCTCGTTCGCGGCACCGAATGGAACGCCATGCTTGAACTCAACCGCATGGCCTTCAGTGAGACGCTTCCACGGAACAGCGAGAGCCGCGCGATGGGGGTAGCCTTCCGACTGCTTCGAAAGCATCGCCCGGACATCAAGTGGATCCTGTCATTCTCCGACGGTACACAGTGCGGGGACGGCACGATCTACCGGGCAGCCGGTTTCGTCCTCACCGGGATCAACCAGAGCCACAACCTCGCCCGGCTGCCATCGGGCGAAGTAGTCCACAAGATGACGCTTGAAAGCAGCGTCACCCATCCACGGCCAGAACTCAACGGTCGGAGCTATGCGTCCGTGACCGGCGGCAAGTACGACTTCAAAGCATACTGCGCCGCCGCTCGGGCTACGGTTGTGCCCGGCTATCAACTGCGCTACATCAAGTTCCTTGACCCCGAATGGGCCGACCGGCTAACCGTGCCTGTCATCCCGTTCGACAAGATCCCCGACGACGCCCGGATGTACCTGGGCCAGAAGGGGCTACGCGCCGGCTTGCAGAAGGCCACCGGGGACCACCCGGAGGAAGGCGGGGCAGATCCGACCCCGGCGCTCCATTCCAAAGACAGCGAGGGCTCCCTATGACGGTCGCCCATGACACCACCCTGACGAAGCGCCGCCTTCTGCTCTGTGAAGCCATCGCCAACGGCATGACCCGCAAACAGGCCGCGGTCTTCTCGGGCCTCTCGGAGCGCGGCGTCGATCGCGCCTTGGTCGATCCGCGCGTCAAGGCCGAGGTGGACCGGCGCAGCGCCGAGATCAGCAAGGAAGTCCGGGGCAAGCTCCGGGGCGTCCGCAACATCGCTGTCAAGGCGCTCGCCGAGGTCGCCGGAGACAAGGAGGCCCAGCCGGGCGCCCGCGTCGCTGCGGCCAACTCCATCCTCGACCGGATCGGCGTGGGCAAGACGCAGATCCTCGAAGTGGTCAGCGACGGCCAGACCCAAGACCCCGAGGTGCGGATCGCGCGCCTTGCCGCGCGCCTGGGCTCCGCGCTGTCCACGATCCCGGACGCGACCGACGACGATGAGGCCGACGCCGAGGACGAAGACGCCGAGGACGAGTAATGTCGGACCTTGCCGCCCTGCTCGACGACTTGCACGCCAAGATCGCGACGTACACCAGCCGAGGGCTACGGGTGCCCTCGCGACTGCTCGCGCTGTTGGAGGACGCCGAAGCCGAAGCCGAGGTCTACGTCGCCGAACGTGAGACCCGACCGCTCGCCTACGCCCGGCTGTGGGCCCCCGAGTGCCGCACCTGCCCGCACCCCGACCCCCGCGCCCCAGCGCCCCCCAAGGGCCGCCGCGGCCTGCCGATGGTCGCGATCCCCGGCTCCGGCATGGGGCACCGCTGCCCCGGCTGCGGCGTTGTCGAGCAGCGGACGTCGCAGGTCAGCATCGTTCAAGAGATCATGCTGGGCGACTTTGAGCAGGCGTTCGGCCTCGGCGGCAACCGGACTGGCAAGACTGAAGCCGGCGCCCAGATGGCCGTCGCGTGGGCGCAGGGCTCCGACCACCCCGATACGGTTGCTTGGGCGCGGCTGAACAACGTCAACCTCGACCGGATGCCCAAAGGCCCCGGCGTGGTCTGGGCGGTGTCGCAGACGTTCAGCATGTCGCGGCAACTACAGCGCCCGAAGCTCGATGCCTACCTGCCCGACGGGTCGAAGCGCCGGAACTGGGACGGCGAGTCCGAAGCCGAGGTCCGCTTGCCGGGCGGCGGCAAGATCGTCCTCAAGGCCGCCAGCATGGCCGGCAGCGAGGGAAACGCCAAGAACCCCTTTGAGGGCGCCGCGATCCGGTTCGCTTGGGTGGACGAAGAGATCCAGAGCCCAACCGGCTACCAAAGCATCATGGCCCGAACGACCGACCAAGACGGGATGGTCTTCGTGTCGATGACCCCGCTGTCGGGCTGGACTCCGTTCCTACAGGCGCAACTTCGGCACCTCGACAAAGGCGAGCCCTGTCCGCCGCGGCTCTACGTCGGGTTCTTGCACGCGATCGACAACCCCCACGTCAGCCCCATCGTGATCGAGGGCAAGTGGGCGAACCAACCCGAGGCAGTCAGGCGCGCCCGCCTGCGCGGCGAGATCGTGGCCTTGGAGGGCGCGGTCCACCCTACGTTCAGCGCCGCCGCCCCCTACGTCCTGCCCGCCTTCGACCCGCCGGCCCATTGGACCCGGTACGGCTCGATCGACTTCGGCACCAGGGCCCCGTTCGCGATGCTTTGGGCCGCCCATGACGAGGCCAACGACGTGGTCCACATCTACCGCGAACGGTACGAAGCGGGCCTAACCATCCGGGACCACGCCGAAGCGATCAGCCGGATCAACGCCTGCCCGGCCTGCTACACCAGCCAACCCATCGGCTCCGACGCTTGGCACGCTTGGATCGTGCGCCGCGCGACCCACGGCACCGGCTGTCAGACCTGCGGCGGGTCGGGCTACAGCACGGACATGCCCTCGATCATCATCGCCGACCCAGAAGACTTGGGCGCGCGCAACACCCTTGCAGGTGAGTACGACATCGCTTGCAGCCCGGCCAAGAAGGACGTCAAGAAGACGTTCAACGCGCTGTTCTCGCGGTTCGCCTTGCATCCAACCCTATCGACGCCGGCCCTGGTCATCCACGACTGCTGTACCAACCTGATCCGGGAGATCAGGCGCCTGACGTGGATGGAGGGCCGGAAGCTCGAACTCAAGACGAAGGGCGACGACCACGCCCACGACGCACTCCGCTACCTCTGCGGATACCTGCCCCTCCCGCGCGAGGCCGGCGAGCCCGAAGACGCCGAGTAGGGCCCCACGTTGCGGCGTTCCCCTGTTCGTGGTAGCCTTGGGCCCATGAGCCCCCCCAACGTCTCCACCGCCCTCACCGTCGCCACTCCGTCTGCGCTGGGCCGCGCCTGGGCCGCTGTGGGCCGGGCTCTTGGCCTGACCGCTACCGTGGAGACCACCCCCGAAGTGGTCGCCGGTGGCGACTATGCGGCGTCGGCCGCGGTGCCCTCGCGCTACTCGCCCGAGGTGTCGCTGTCCGCGATCGCGCACCCGGTCGTCTATGCCTGCATCGAGGCGATCACGTCGGACCTTGCCGGCCTGCCGATCCGCGTGATGAAGGGCGAGGAAGTCGTCGAAGGGCATTGGCTCCACACCATGCTGGCGAACACCGGCCTCGGCGCGCGGACGTGGCGCAAGTTGATGATCCGCGATCAAGTCTTGGTCGGGCGGTCCACGTCGGTCCTGCTGATCTCGTCTCTCCGCAAAGGGCAACCCATCGGCGTTCGGTGGCAGCACCCCAACCGCGTGAAGCCCGTCCCTGGCGCCGACGGCACCCCGATCGGGTACGAGATCGGCCTTGACCGGCTGATCCAGTACTCGCCCGAGCAGGTCATCGCCACCTTATCGCTGGGCTACCTTGACAGCCCGGACATCTTGACCGGCATCGGGGCAACCCAAGTCCTGCACAGCGACCTGACCGCCGACGAAGCCCTCGCCAAAGCCGCCGCCCGCGCCGCAAGCGCAGGCCGCCCTTCGGCGCTGTACCGACCCAAGGGCGGCGGCGTCAACTGGACTACCACGCAGGTCGCGATCATCAAAGACACGATCGCGTCGCTGTTCACGAAGTCCGACGGTGGTGTGGCTGTCCTCGGGACCGCTGACGGCGAGATGGACATCCTTGGGTGGACCCCGCGCGAAATGGAGGGCCCCCAACAGCGCGCATGGATCCGCGGGACCGTGATGGCCGTCCTCGGTGTACCCCCGGTTCGCTTGGGCGTCGATGGGGCGAACACCTGGGCGACCTCCGACGCGCAGATGACGGCCTATTGGACCCAACTCCAAGGCACCGTCGCCCCCTTCGACGAAGCCCTGACCGCCCTCGTTCGGCGCGTGGATGGCGACCCTACCTTGACCGTCGAGCACGCCTTCGACGGCGTGCCCGCGCTCCAAGTCGCTCAAAACGCCGTGCTTGACCGCATCGGCAAGCACATCGCCAACGGCATGAGCCCGGCCGCAGCCTACGCATACGAGGGCTGGGAAGTCGCGCCCGATGCCTTTGAATCCGCCCCGGCGCCCCAGCCTGCCCCCGGCGCCGCCCCGGCGCCCGCCCCGGCCGACGATGACGCCCCCGACGACGAAGACGCCAGCGGCCCGCTGGCCGAGATCGGCGACGACATCAACATGGCGATCGGTGTGCTCACCGACCCCGACGCGAGCGCCGAAGACAAGGCCGCGGCCCTCGCCGACCTCGCCGGGATCGCCGATGAGTTGGCGGGCATGACTTGACCGTCCTGCGCGACATCGCCGGCCTTGACCGCCAGCCAACCAAGTCGATGGCGGCCAACGCGGCGCGCGGGCTTGAGTTGCGCCGGAAGTTCGGCCGCGGCGGGACCGCCGTTGGTGTCGCTCGCGCCCGCGACATCAGCAACCGCGCGAACCTCTCCGACCGAACCATCTTGAAGATGCACAGCTACTTCGCCCGGCACGCCGTCGATTCGTCGGCTCCGGGCTGGGGTGACGCCTCGGCGCCGTCCGCCGGGTGGATCGCGTGGCTGCTCTGGGGCGGTGACAGCGGCAGGACGTGGGCCCGCGTGCGCCGGGACCGCATCATGGCCGCGCGCAAGCCCAAGCGCCGCCAGCGCGCCCAGGCGACCCCTCCCGGCATCGTCACCCGCGCCACCAAGCGAACCGACCGCCAAGACGCAGCCGCATGGGCGAAGGCGCAGCGCGAGGCCGATCAGACGATGATCCGGGCGTGGACGACTGCCCTCCACGACCAACGCGACCGCTTGGTGGCCCGGTTCGTGGCGACCGCCGAAGCGTTGGACGGTCAATCCCGGCTGATGGCGCTCCCCGGCACCGTCCACAAGGTCTTCGGGATCGACGACATTGCCGCCCTGTTCAGCGTTGCCGCCGAGGCGAGCCTAATCGGCGGCCTGATCCGCACCGCCGTTGAGTCAGTCGTGAAAGTCGGTTGGGACATCTTCAAGGCCGTCCTCGGCGACATTAGTTGGGAGCCGACGATCAGCCCGGCGCCCGGCCTGCTCGCCGAGCAGGTCACGTTTGTGAACGAGGCGACCAAGCGCGAGATCGAGGCGACTGTGCGTGAGGGCTTGGTAGAAGGCCGATCCATCGGGCAGATCCAAAACGACCTGTACGAGAGCCAAGCGTTCAGCCCCGCCCGAGCCCTAACCATCGCCCGCACGGAGTCCAGCCGCGCCCTCAACGCCGGGTCAGCGACGGCCTATGAGCAGGCGGCCAACATGGGCGTGCCGATGATGGTCGAATGGGTCAAGGCGCCGATCCCGACCCTGCCCGAGCGTTCGCACCGTCGCTTGCACGGCACCCGTGTTGCGCCCGGTGGGATGTTCGTGATAGAGTCGGGCGAAGACACCGGAGCAGCCGCGCCCTATCCAGGCCGGTTCGGCATCGCCCGACAGGACATCAACTGCCGTTGCCGCACCAAGCCCATTCTGCTCGACGACGAGGACTAACAATGCCCCCAACCTTCGCCGCCGTCCTCGCGACCCCCGAGCAGGTCACCCGCCGCTATGCCGAGCGCGTCGAAGCGGGCCAGACCACGCCCGGCGAGCACGCCCCCGCGGCTCTGTTCCGCTCCGTGATGCTGCGCGTCCTTCCCGCCGAGACGATGAGCCCCGGCGAGGGCGAAGACAGGCCCAGCGACGACGCCCCCGAGCGTTACCCCTTCGTGATGTCGGCCGCCGCGCCCGACCGCGCCGAGGACATCGTCGAGCAGGACTGGGATCTCGAAGCGTTCCAGGCCAACCCGATCGCCCCCTACAACCACAACACCTGGGATTTCCCCGTCGGCAAGTGGATGAACGTTCGGGTCGAGCGCGGGATGCTCATGGGCGACTTCGTGCCGACCCCCGTTCCGGGGCATGAGCGCGCGATCATCGTCGCCGGGCTGCTCAAAGCCGGCACCCTCCGCGCCGCTTCGGTTGGCTTCGTGCCGACCACCGTGACCGAACGCTCCAAGTTTCCGACCTCCCATGCCTACTATGCCCAGCGCGGCTACGTCTACGGGCGCCCGAAGCTCCTTGAGTGCTCGATCGTCAACGTGCCGATGCACCCCGCCGCCACGTCGCAGCGCGCCGCCGAGCCGCCCCCGGTCGCCCCTGAGGTGCCCCCGGTGGTCGAGCCCGAACCCGCGCCCGCCCCGGTCGCCGAGGCGGACACCTTCGACCTCGGCACCCTTGAGCAGTCGATCGCAGCCCTCGCCGATCTGTTCCCGACTTCCGTTGCCTGACCCTACCTGACCCCTACTCCGCGCCGGGCGGCCCTCCCGGTCATCCCACCCAAAGGAGGCCACGATGGCCGACATCAACGCCGCGGTGCAGAAAGTCAACGACACCGTCCAGAGCTGCATCAAGGAAGTCCAGACCGTTCGCGCCAAGATCGAGACCGGCGAGGCTCGCGCCGCCGAGCTTGAGACGAAGATGGCCAAAATGGCCGACGACGTCAACGCGCAGGATGCCAACGTGGCCGCGCTCAAGGCGCAGATCAACGCTCAGCCCGTGATCACCAACGTGGACGTCAAGCGGTTCATCGGCCGCGACGGCACGCCGCACATGCTCGACTCGACCGTTGAGCGCCGGCTGGCCGGCGGCTCCCGCCCGATCGTCACCCGGCAGGCCGGCTGGCTGTCGAGCCCCGAGTCCCGCAGCCCTGCGCACGTTGAGGCCAAGGCATGCTGGGAGTTCGCCGTCCTGCGCTCGATCGCCGACGGCAACCTCCGCATGGACAGCGAGGGCCGGGTCAACCGCTCCAACCTGATGAACGCGGTCGCCAACAGCTCGGCCGACATGCTCGATCGGATCGCCGTGCTCGCCGAGGCCGACGGCCTGGGCTCCGCTGATACCATCCGCGAGCGCGTCTTCGGCGTCGCGACCGGCAGCGGCGCCGACATGATCCCGTCCGAGGTGCTTCTGCCCGAGGTGGCCCGCATCGGCGGCGCCAACCAGACCGGCGGGCTCGCGGGCCTCTTCGTTCAGAAGACCCTCAACGCGCGCAACACCTACATCAACATCCGCAGCGCGCTCCCCCGCCTGTTCAACAAGGGCGTCGCCGACGCCGCGGGCGCCGCCGAGATCATCCGCTCCAAGGGCACCACCAGCAAGGCGCTCATGGACCCCAAGCCCTTCGCTTGCGGCGTGGACATCGACCGGGACGCCGACGCCGACGCGATCCTCAGCATGATGATGGAGGTCCGTACCGACATCGCCCTGTCGATGTTCCTGGGCCTCGACGACGCGATCATCAACGGTGACTACCTCACCGCGACCCACATCGACGACACCAGCGGCGCGCTGGCGAGCTGGAACCCCGAGGGCGTGTTCTCGTCCGTTGGGGCCGGTGGCGCCCTCGACCACCGCCGGATGTTCTCCGGCCTGCGCTACAAGGCCCTCACCATCGGCTCCAGCGCGACCCTCGACCTCTCGGGCGCGCTGACCTACAACAAGATCGGCGAGATGCACGCCAAGTTCACCGGCGGCCGGGGCCTCAACCCCTCCCGCGTGGCCGTGATCACCGACTTCCTCACCATCATCAAGCACATCAGCTCCCTGGAGCAGGTGCTGACGATGGAGAAGTTCGGCGCCAACGCCACGATCCTCCAGGGTCAGGTGGTATCGCTCGGTGGTCGCCCGGTCATCCGCACCCCGTTCATGGGCCGCAGCGGCTCCAACACCGGAAGCTTCAACGCGGCCGGCAAGTTCGCGACGTCCTCGGTCACCAAGCAGGCCCTCCTGCTCGCCGACCTCGACGCGCACACCGTCGGCACCCGCAAGGGTGTCACGCTGGAGTCCGCGACCCAGATCGTGAACGACACGACCACCCTGATCGCGACCTCGCGCCACGCCTTCATGTCTCCCGACCACGGCGCCGCCGCCCCCACGTCGAGCAGCATCGTCAACGTGGCGTACGGCTACAACCTCTGATCGCCGGCCCAAGTCGGCGGGTCGCCCCTGGGCCCGCCGACTGCCCTCGCGCCCCACCCCTTCGCTTCTGAGGTGCCCCAATGTCCGTCCCCTCCCTCCGCTCCCTCCCGCTGCCCAAGATCGGCAGCGCCGCTGCTGGCGCTGATGAGATCGCGCGCATCGCCCGGAATGACTTCCCCTTCCGGCTGGCGATCGAGTCGGTCCACTTCACCCCCGAAGCCGCGGTCACCGCCAGCGACACCAACAACGGCATCCTGACCATCAAGATCGGGTCCACCACGATCGGCACCCTGACCACCAACGTGGCCCAGGGCGACCTTGTGGCCGGAACCCCCGTCAAGATCAGCGTCTCCGGCATCCTGACGATCGAGCCCGGCGCCGTGGTGAGCGTCACGAAGACCTACGCCGGGTCTGGCGCCGCCATGATCGGCACCGTGTCGATGCTGGTCAGCGAGAGCCGCAAGTGATGTCCGCCACCCCAATCGCCCCGTCGGACGCTACGAATGCCGCCGGGTCGGCTGGGGTGGCCTCGCCCTGCCCGGTGGTCTGTGCCGCCCCTGTGCGCCCCCCAGGCGCGCCGGGACACCTCCACCGGTCCCTCGCCTGCCCCGGTGGCCCGCAGGCGATAGGACGCACCCTGTCGCCCCAGGGCTACCCCCAGCACCCCGACGCCCTGCCCGATGATCCGACCGATCCAGACCCCGAGGCCGACCCATGCCCGTGATCACCGCAGCGCGCGTCCGCTCCTTGCTCCCCGTCCTGTCCGGCACGGGCGAAGACACCGAGCTTGAGGCCCTGATCGACGTGGCCGACGCGCAGATCGCGCAGTCGTTGAACCTGAGCAAGCCCGACAGCGGCACCCGCACGCTCGGATCGGCGACGTACACGCTGACCCACCCCGACGTGACGCTGCCCACGGGTCGGCTGGTCTACCTGCCACTGCTCAGCGTGACCGCGATCACGTCGCTACACTCGGCCGAGTCGCAGGTCTTCGACACGTCGTCGCTGATCTCATCCGATGACTACCGGCTGGACAGCCGCACGGGCGCGATCCGTCTCAAGCCCACGTCCACCGACCTCAACGTGACCGAGGGCTGTGTGCAGGTTGTCGCTGTCGCCGGGTGGGCGGACCTCACCACCGAGGACGTCTTGGCGCAGGCCGTCGCCATGCACGCCCGGCACCTTTGGACGCTCAGGCGCAACCAGGGCCAGACGTCGATCAGCGAAGGCGGCGGGTCGGCGTCCCTCCGCGATGAGACAATCCCGGCCGTTGTCGAGCAGATGATCGCGCCATACCGCCGGATTATC